CCACCACCAGTATCTGCACATTAATTTTAAAAATATGTATAACAGAAGAGACAAAGAAAGAGAGTTGATGGAACATCACTCTGGTTATCTAGACAAACTGAGTTCTAGTTACCAATTTATTGCAAAAACTGCTTTTTATAGCAAAGGTAAATTTGGAAGACAGATCCAGTTATTTGAAAATGAACTAAATAAGGGTTCTGATATTTATGTAGAATTGGTAGATATTGTTAGAGATGCTAAAGGCATGGAAACAGATATGACCCCAATGTATTGGGAAAGACCACTATTTAAATGTAGATACAATCCTTATTTTAAAGAAGAGTATGAAGTTAAAGTTTCTACAAATTCAAGAGGAGATGAATACACTGCTTATATTATACCTACTTCAGAGTTGGTATGTGTAAACAAGGGTTCTGAAGAAATTCCTTACAATGAGTATGAGAAGAACAGAACTACTGAACCTGTAGAGCAGAAGAAGTTAAGTGTTTTTCCAGACTTTGAAGAGGAGTTTGTTCCCAAACTGAAAGATGTAGAAAGTTCAGGTGATGTATCTGCTATTTTATTAGAGATTGCAGCTGGATTTCAGAAACTTGCAGTAGCATTTAAAAACAAATAACATGGGTATAGTACTTCCAACTAAAAAAGTAAAAGCTGATAGAGTTAATCCTAAAAGATTAATTATCTACTCTAAGCCTAAAACTGGTAAGACAAGTGCATTTGCTGGTCTTGAGGGTAATTTGATTATTGACTTAGAAAATGGTGCAGACTATGTTGAAGCCATTAAAGTAAAAGCAAATAATCTACAAGAGCTCAAAGAGATTGGTAAAGCAATTAAAGAAGCTAACTATCCGTACAAGTATGTTACAATTGATACTGTGACAGCTTTGGAAGATATGGTTATGCCGCTTGCAATTAACCTATATAAACAAACACCAATGGGTAAGAACTATTCTGGAGACAGTATACTTACTTTACCAAATGGTGCAGGTTACTTATATGTTAGGCAAGCATTCTTTCAAGTTTTAGATTTTATTGATACATTAGCACCCCAAATTATTTTATCTGGTCACATTAAGGACAAGCAGGTAGATGATAAAGGTGAGATGGTTATGTCTGCAAACATTGATTTGACAGGTAAAATAAAATCTTTAATTTGTGCAAATGCAGATGCTATTGGTTATATGTTTAGAAAAGGTGAACAAACTATTCTAAGCTTTAAGACTAATGAAGAAGTGACTTGTGGTGCAAGACCTGAGCACTTAAGAAATGAAGAGATAGTAATTTCTGAAATGGTAAATGGTGAGCTAATGACTCACTGGGAAAAAGTATATAAATAATAAATAATAACAAAAATGGGATTAAGTACAAAAGATCTAGTAAGTGAAGGTGGTAGTGGAATGGCAAAGACTATTGCACCAGGTAACCACACATTAAGAATTAACAGTATTGTGTTAGAGGACTTTCAATTTATTGATGGTGCTAAACACTTGATGTTAAATGTTGAGACAGAACCAATTGATGGATTTGAAGGTTTTCTAATTGATAAAGATGATGAAAGCAAAGGAAAGTACAAGGGTCAAATTGGTAGAGTAAAAGCTAGTCAGTATGCATTTGCAGATGGACAAACAAAGTCTGGGATTAAAATTCAAAGAGATAGATCTTTGATGATGTTCTTGGCTAACTTGTCTAAAGCAACTGGTATAATGAAATGGTTTGAAGAACAAGATAATAAATTTAACAGCATTGAGGAGTTTGTAAAGAACTTCAGTGACAATGCTCCACTTAAAGATAAGTATCTAGATTTCTGTGTTGCTGGTAAAGAATATGAGAACAAGTCTGGTTATACTGCATATGACATGTGGTTGCCAAAAGCTGAAAACAATAAGTATGCTTATGGTGAAGAAGGTTCTGATAGAATTCTTAAGTATGATGAAGGTAAGCACCTTAAGAAACTTGAGGTAAAACCAGTAGATAATTTTGGTGATGATGATGATGACTTTCCAACACCTGGAAAAACATCTTCTGACTTTAATCTAGATTAACAGCTCCTACATAATGGGGAGTTAGTCTAGCTCCCCTTATGTACTAAATTGGGTTGCTATGATTTCTACAAAAAACTTAATATGTGATTTAGCTGATGTTCCAAGAGAATGGGCATTTGAACACTATCTAAACCTTACAGAAAAACTTACAGGCCAAGATATTAAAATGAAGTCAGTGTTTAATACACGAGAGAAGACACCTTCTATGTGTATTTATATTGACAGAAATAATATCTATAAGTTTAAAGATTTTTCTTCAGGTATTGGTGGTGATGCAATAAGCCTTGTCCAAAGTTTATTTAATCTACCTACTAGAGGTTCCGCAAGTTATAAGATAATTGAAGATTATAACCAGTATGTTTTAACTAATGGTTGTAACACAATAAGATCTTATAAACAGCACAGTAAATTTAAGGTTACTGATTATGAGATGCGGCACTGGAATACTCTTGATCAAAAATATTGGATGGGATTTCACATTGGTTCTAGATTATTATCTAGATATAATGTTGTTCCATTAGAATATTATATAATGACAAAGACAGATGAAAATGATGTTGTGTCAAGTATAACTATCAGGGGTAATTATATCTATGGGTATTTTAGGGAGGACGGGACACTCTATAAAATCTATCAGCCAAAGGTTAAAGAAAGTAAATTTATCAAGGTAAGAGATTATATACAAGGTACAGAACAATTAGTATTTGATAAACCTTATTTGATTATAACATCTTCCCTTAAAGATCTAATGGCATATCAAAAACTAAAGATTAGTAATTCAGAAGCAATTGCACCAGACAGTGAAAATACTATGATACCTGAGAACATAATGAATAACATTAGTCCTAAGTATCAGAAAGTATGTGTGTTGTTTGATAATGATGAGGCTGGTATAAAAGCTGCTGAGAAATATAAATCTAAGTATGGTTTTAATTATGTTATTCTTGATCTTGAGAAAGATTTATCAGATGCTATTAAAGTACATGGTATAGATAAAGTAAGAGACAATCTCTTGCCATTACTAAAAAATGCAATACTATGAGTAAATGGTCATACCAAGGACAAGACTTTGAAAGCTCCATGATTCCAGAAGGAGCAGAAGGTTTTGTGTATGAAATGCAGGCTATAATAAACGGTAAACTTGTAAGGTATATTGGAAAGAAAAACTTTTATTCTGTTACAAAGAAGAGATTTGGCAAGAAAGCCCTGTCTTCTATGCAGGATAAGAGAGCTAAGAAATATACTATGCAAAAGAAACTTACCTATCTAGACTATTATAGTAGCAATGCTGTGCTGAAAGATGCACATAAAGCCGGGATAGAAATTAGAAGATACATGCTTAAGATATGTTTCTCTAAAATGGAACTTACTTATTATGAGACTAAGTTTCAGTTTGTTAGAGGAGTATTAGAGAGTGATGAATTCTTAAATGGTAATATCCTAGGCAGGTTTTACAAATTCAAATAATTATGACAGAACAAGAATTAACACAAACCTTGATCCAGTTAGCGGATCTGGGGGTTACTGGTATTAGAATAAATTATGAAGGTGGAGGAGATAGTGGTTGTATAGAAGATATATTTTATACAGACAAAGAAGGTGTTTCACTTGGAGAAGTTCAGAATTTACCTTGGGATTCTAAAAACTTAAAGGCACTAAATAATGAACTTGCAATAAATATAGAAAACTTTACTACAGATACAATTCTTGATACCATAGAAGATTGGTGGAATAATGAGGGTGGTAGTGGTACATTGTCTATACTAGTTCCTTCAGGAGAATATAATGTAGAAAATAACATCAGAAGAATTGATTATGATGAGTTTGTACATGTGGGTAATTTATTTAGAAAAACAGAAGACTAATGGATGAATTTGAAAAATGGTTAGAAGGTTTGGAATTACAAACTCTAACAGATGAATTAAAGGAAACTATATTAAAACAGGCATGGTTAGCATATGATGATGGATATGAAACAGCCCGTGTAGATATAATTGAAAGTATAAGAAATTTATAATGGCACATCCTTGGCAACATGCAAAATCTTCTGCTAGAAAGTTTGGAGGTTTACCAATTGATTACATAGAGATTCATAACTGGTTTGATGAAACAAAAGCTTGGATAGGACATAGTAAGCACAGAATGTTCCGTCACCACAGTGAGGGCATATTTGAATGTGAGAAAAAGTTTGGACCAAGTTTTGAAAATTCAGAAGGTAAAACT